TCGCGATCAAGGGCGTGGGGGGCTTTGACCGGTCCACGCCGGTGGATGGGCCAACCTACGTCGAGACGACCGAGGCCGGGCGCAAGCTCCGGCGCGGCGTGCAGCTTTGGAAGGTCGCGGGCGCGGTCTTCAAGAGCGAGACCTATCGCTTCCTGCGGCTGAACGCGCCGACGGAAGAGGACATTGCCGCGGGATCGGAGTGGCCGACGGGATACATTCACATCCCGAAGGGCACGCCCTCTGAATGGATGAAGCAGCTGACCGCCGAGCAGCTGATGACCATCAAGACCAAGCAGGGCTTCCAGAAGCTCGAGTGGCAGAAGACGCGGGACCGCAACGAGGCGCTGGACTGCCGCGTCTACGCGCGCGCCTCCGCTTGGCTGATGGGGCTCGACCGCTGGGACGAGCGACGCTGGGAACAGCTCGAGGAACAGATCAACACCGGCCGGGTGGACATCGCCGCAACAGCAGGCGTTCCGAACCGGCCATCAACGAAGCAGCAGCCGCGCCGCTCGTCCGACTGGATGGGCTCGCGGCGCGGGAAATGGTTCTGAAATGGCTGGATTTACGCAGGCACAACTCGACGCGATCAAGCGGGCCTACGCCACCGGCGTAACAGAGGTCAGCTACGACGGAAAAACCACCAAGTACCGGTCACTGAACGAGATGCGGCAGATCATCGCCACGATCGAGGCCGATCTCGCAACGCAGTCCGGCAATAAACTGCCAATCGCTGGATATGCCAGCTTCCGGAGGTCCTGATGGCTAAGCGCATTCCTCCTCCCGTGCGTTTTGGCCTGATCGACAGAGCCGTCGCAGTGTTTTCGCCCGAAACGGCGCTGCGGCGGCTCTACGCTCGCGACGCGATCGAGCGGAAGCGGGGCTATGAATCTGCCTCCAAGGGGCGCGGGACGGACGGCTGGCGGGCCACTGGCAACTCAGCCGACAAGGAAATCGCGGGCGCTGGGCCGATCCTGCGCGACCGCATGCGCGATCTGGTCCGGAACAACCCCATGGCCGCCCAGGCTGTGCAGGTTCTGGTCAACAACATCGTCGGCACCGGGATCCGGCCGCGCGCCGCCACCGGCGACAAGGCGCTGAACGAGCGCGTCGACGCTTTGTGGAAGCGCTGGGCGCGCAACTGCGACCGGCACGGCCACACAGACTTCCACGGCCTGCTGAACCTTGCTGTGCGCGAAATGATCGAGGGCGGCGAGGTTTTCGCACTGGCCCGCCCGACGTCCATGCGCTCGCCGGGCGTGGTGCCGCTGCAGATCGAGCTGCGGGAAGCGGATCATCTGGACGCGGCGCGCATGGACAACCGGCCGGATGGCGTCCGGATCGACCAGGGGATCGAGTACGACCGGAATGGCAAGCGTTCCGCCTACTGGCTGTTCCCTGATCACCCGGGCGGCACGGTCACGATCTTCGGCAGGCGCTTCGAGTCGATCCGGATCCCGGCCGACCGCGTGGCACACCTCTTTGAGCGCCAGCGTGTACAGTCCCGCGGCGTTCCGTGGGGCACGCCCGCGATGCGGCACATCCGTGATCTGGACGATTGGCAGACCGCCGAGCTGGTACGGAAAAAGACGGAAGCCTGCCTCGTCGGCATCGTCTTTGGGGCCGAGGAAGCGGACCAGGGCATTGCGCCCTCGGTCGAGGACGCCGCAGGCCATCGGATCGAGCAGTTCGAGCCGGGCCTGATCGCCTATGCCCGCAACGGGAAAGACATCAAGTTCAACCAGCCCACCTCGACGGGTGGCGTCGGGGAGTGGCTGCGCGGCCAGCAGCATCTGATTTCGGCGGGCTTCCGTGTCCCCTACGCCCTGATGACCGGCGACATGAGCCAAGCAAACTTCTCGAGCACGCGCGCTGGGCTGAACGAGTTCCGCCGCATGATCGAGCAAATCCAGTGGCAGACCGTCATTCCGATGTTCTGCGAGCGCATCTGGGGCTGGTTCATCGAGTACGCCCAGGACGCGGGCCTGGTGCCGCGCGGCGCTGAAATCTTCGCCGAGTGGGGTCCGACCCGCTTCGAGAGCGTTAACCCGCTGCAGGACGCGCAGGCGGACCTGCTCGAGGTGCGCTCCGGCTTCGCGACGATCCCGCAGCAGATCGCCCGGCGCGGCTACGATCCGGAAGAGCTTCTGAAAGAAGCGGCCGACTTCAACGCGAAGATGGACGACCTCGGGCTCGTCTTCGACGCCGACCCTCGAAAGGTCACCAAAGCCGGTCTCGTGCAGACCGCTGATCCAAACGCCGCGCCCTCGCGCGAGCCCGCAACGGAGTAACCCACATGCCGAGAGACACCTTGGACCTGCCCCTCATCGGGCGGGAGGCGACGGTGCGCGCCGACACCATCAACGAGACCGAGCGCACCATCGATATCATCTGGACGACCGGCGCCGTGGTCCAACGCGTGCGCTGGGAAGGCTGGGACGACCGCGTCGAGTACGACGAAGAGCTGCTGGTCGACGGCAACTCGATCAGGCTCGACCGCCTCAACGACGGCGCGCCCTTCCTCGACAGCCACCAGACTTGGGGCGGTGTGGCCAATGTCCTCGGATCGGTCGTGCCGGGCTCCGTGCGCGTCGAGAACGGCCAAGGCACCGCGAAAATCCGCCTCACCAGCGCCGAGGACGCGGCACCCGCCATTCAGCGCATCCTCGAGCGCACCATCAACAAGGTCTCAGTCGGCTACCGCGTGCACCGCTACGAGATCACCAAGAAGGACGGCGCCCGCGAGCTTTGGCGCGCCGTCGATTGGGAACCCTTTGAGATTTCGGCGGTCGCAATGCCCGCCGATCCCGGCGCGACCATCCGGTCGGAGCAATCCGGCCGAGATAACCGCAACCCCTGCGTCATCATCCGGCGCGAAACATCTGCCGCACAAGCGGCTTCTGGAAAGGAGGCAGAGATGCCCAATGACAACCCCAATGCGGCCGGTGATGAAACGACGGCCGTCCGCACCGACACGGGCCAGCAGACCCGCGCCGCCCAAACCTCCGCGTCGCCCGCCGCCCCGCAAGCGCCGGTGATCGACGCCGATGCGATCCGCGCCGAAGAGCGCACCCGCTCGGCCGAGATCGGCACGCTTTGCTCCCGGCACGGCCTCGACGCCAGCTTCCGCGATCAGCTGATCCGCGACGGCGTTTCCCTCGATAATGCCCGCTCCCGGATCCTCGACCAACTGGTCGAGACCGATCCTGCTGGTCGCACGCCCGAACCCGCCCCTGCTCAGGCACGCGGCACCGGCGAGCGCGAGGTGCAGTACCGCGACGCGATGACAGAGGCGCTGATGCACCGCCACAATCCCGGTCGGCACGCGCTGACTGCGAACGGGCGCGAATTCCGGGGCCTGTCGCTGATCGAAATGGCTCGTCACGCCCTCGACCGCGCTGGTGTCAGCACGCGCGGCATGTCGAAGATGGAACTGGCCGGCCTTGCCTTTCAGGCGCGCGCTTCGGTCGGCTACCACTCGACCAGCGACTTCCCGGCGATCCTCGCGAACGTCGCTAACAAGACGCTGCGCGCGGCCTACGACGGCACCCCGCGCACGTTTGGCGCTTGGGCGCGGCGTGCGACGATCACCGACTTCAAGCCGGTGCAGCGCACGCAGCTGGGCGGCGCGCCCGACCTCGAGAAGGTGCTCGAGTCCGGTGAGTTCCAGTACGGGACCATCGGAGAGGCCAAAGAGGTCTACGCGCTGGCGACCTATGGCCGGATCGTCTCGATCACGCGCCAGACGCTGATCAACGACGACCTAGACGCCTTCACCCGCGTCCCGGCTGCGTTCGGTGCTTCGGCGGCCGATCTGGAATCGGACATCGTTTATGCGATCCTGATGCAGAACCCGGCGATGGCTGACACGGTGGCGCTGTTCCATGCCGACCACAGCAACCTCGGCACCGCCGCTGTGATCGGCGAGGCCTCTCTGTCGGAGGCCTATCGCAAGTTTGCCCAGCAGACTGGCATCGAGGGGCGCAAGATCAGCATCCTGCCGCAGTACATCCTCGTGCCGCCCGGGAACCGTTCGGTCGAGGCCCGCAAGCAGGTGACCGCGACCACGCCCTCGAGCACCGCCGATGTGAACCCGTACGCGGGCCGCATGCAGGTGATCGAGGAACCGCGCCTCATCCCGTCGTCCGGTCAGGACCCGTGGTTCCTCGCCGCCGATCCGTCGCGCATCGACACCGTCGAGTACGCGTACCTCGACGGCCAGGAAGGCGTCTTCACCGAAACCCGGATGGGCTTCGAAGTCGACGGCATGGAGATCAAGGCGCGGCACGACTTCGCCGCAAAGGCGATCGACTGGCGCGGCCTGTTCAAGAACGCGGGCGCTGCTCCGGCATAAGCCTGAACTGACGCCGGGCCCACCACCGGGCCCGGCTCCCACCTCACACTCAGCGGGAGAAACCCCATGAAGAACTTTGTAGCGGCGGGCGATACGCTCACCATCACTGCCGGTGCCAACATTGCGTCGGGCGCCGGTGTCCTCGTCGGCAGCCTGTTCGGCGTCGCCGCCGGTGCGATCGCCAACGGCGCGCAGGGCGTCATCAATCTGGTCGGTGTCTACGATCTGCCCAAGGTAGGGTCGCAGGCCTGGACCGTGGGCGCGCTTGTCTACTGGACCGGCACCGCCTGCACCGCGACCGCCAGCACGAACAAGCTGATCGGCGTGGCAGTGGCTGCTGTCGGCTCGGGCGCTGGCGAGACCATCGGTCGCGTGCGCCTGAACGGCGCGGGCGTGACGGCCTGATCATGAACGCCTTCGCCGCCTCCATCGATCTCCTGTTCGAAGACCCGAACATGGCTGTCGACGCTCTCTACCGGGCGGGCGGCGAAGGCTCCGGCACGCCCGTGCGCGTGATCCGGAAAGCACCGGACCAGCTGGCCAACTTCGGCGACAGCCGGTTTGTGACGGACACCCTGACCCTCGACCTGCGCGTCTCGGAACTGCCGAGCCTCTCCAAGGGTGACACGATCGAGATCGCCAGCGAGGTCTTCGAGGTGCGCTCGGAGCCGGTACGTGACCGCGAGCGCCTGGTCTGGTCGGCCGAGGGGCGCGCGCTGTGAGGATCGACCTCAACATCATCGGCAATATCGCCGAGCAGATGCGCGAGGTCACCGCCGATGGCGAGCGCGCCGTTTCCCGCGCCATGGCGGAGGCCGGAACAGGTCTTAAGAACGACTGGCGCGGACAAATCCTCGGCGCAGGGCTGGGCACGCGCCTCGCCCGCACCATCCGCTCGGCGGTCTATCCCAAGGGCATGGACTCGCTGAACGCGGCAACAATGGTCTGGACAAACGCGCCGGAGCCTATCGGCGCTTTCGAGCGGGGCGCGCTGATCCGGTCCAAGAACGGCTTCTATCTCGCGATCCCCACGCCCGCGGCTGGTGCCAAGGGCGTCGGAAACAAGCGGATCACGCCGGGCGGCTGGGAACAGCGGACCGGCCTGCGGCTGCGCTTCATCTATCGTCGCGGCGCGCCGAGCCTGCTGGTCGCGGAATCGCGCCTCAACACCAAGGGCCGCGCGGTGGCCTCCCGGTCCAAGACCGGCCGGGGCATCGCGACGGTTCCGATCTTCATCCTCGTGCCGCAGGTCAATCTGCGCAAGCGGCTTGACCTCGCCCGTGATGGCGAAGCCTGGGCGAACCGTGTGCCGGGTCTGATCGTCTCGAACTGGAAGGAAGGCACCTGATGCCCAGCAAGAGCGAAGCCGTTCTTCAGGCGCTCCACAGCGCACTCCTTGGCCGCCTGCCTTACGGCGCGAAGATGCTCCGCAACGCTGTGCTGCCTGAGCGCATCCCCGCAGCGGGCGTTATGGTCCTGCGCGACGGAAACCCGGGCACGCCGGAGGCGCTCATGTCGCCGCCCCTCTACGTCTACGAGCACCGCGCCGAGGTCGACGTGGTGGTCGAGGGCACGGAGGCCGCGCGCGAGGCCGCGTTCGACGCTCTAAAGCTGGCCATCCACGCGGCCATCGATGCGGACCGCACGCTCGGCGGGCTCTGCGACTATGCCATCGGGGAAGCACCTGCTCCGATCAATCTGGCCATCGAGGGAGCCGAAGGCTTCAAGGCCGCGACCATCCCGGTCGTCCTCACTTACGGGACCCCCGATCCCCTTCTCTGACCCACGAAAGGAACACAGGACATGGCACGCGCACAAGGAGCGCGGGCGCAGATGGCGCTCGCCTACGAATCCGTCTACGGCACGCCGCCTGCGAGCGGCTATTTCAAGATGCCCTTCGCCAGCTCGACGCTTGGCGCAGAGCAACCACTGCTCGAGTCCGAGCTTCTCGGCTATGGCCGGGATCCGCTCGCGCCGATCAAGGACGCGCTCACCGCCGACGGCGATGTGGTGGTTCCGATCGACGCGAACGGCTTCGGCTACTGGCTGAAGGCAGCGTTCGGCGATCCGATCACCACCGGCGCGGAGGCTCCCTACACCCACGAGTTCCGCTCGGGCGGCTGGACCCTCCCGAGCCTCGCAATCGAAATCGGCATGCCCGAGGTGCCGCGCTTCGCGATGTACGCGGGCTGCGTGGTGGACCAGCTGTCCTGGCAGATGCAGCGCTCCGGCCTGCTGACTGCCTCCGTGAGCCTCGTGGCGCAGGGCGAAACCCCGGCGACGACCACCGGCGCGGGCACGCCTGCCGATATCAGCCTGCTGCGCTTCGGGCACTTCAATGGCTCGATCAAGCGCGACGGCGTGGCGCTGGGCAATGTGGTCTCGACCCAGATCACCTATGCCAACAACCTCGACCGCATTGAGACGATCCGCGCGGACGGCAAGATCGACGGCGCCGACCCCTCGATGGCGGCGCTCACCGGCAGCATGGAGGTCAGGTTCGCTGACACCACCCTCATGACCCAAGCGATCGATGGCACCGACTGCGAGCTTGAGTTCGCCTACAGCCTGGCAAGCGGCGAAAGCCTCACGCTCACAGTGCATTCCGTCTATCTCCCGCGCCCGCGCGTCGAGATCGGCGGTCCGCAGGGCGTGCAGGCCACCTTCGATTGGCAGGCGGCAAAGGACAGCATCGTCGGGCGCATGTGCACCGTCGAGCTCATCAACGACGTGGTGGATTACTGATCATGCTGAAGCTTGACCTCTCGAACGCGCCGCGCTGGCTTGATCTCGCCCCTGGCGTGCGGGTGCGACTGCTCCCGCTCACCACCGCCCTGATGGTGACGACCCGAAACGATCCGACCATCGAGGCCCTTCCCGAAGGCGCGACGAACGAGGATCGCGCCCTGGTCTTCGCCAAGGCTCTGGCGCGGCGCGCCATGCTGGAATGGGAAGGCGTCGGCGACGAAGACGGCGAGACGCTCGACATCTCTCCGGAAGGCATCGACGCCCTGCTCGATATCTGGCCGATCTTCGAGGCATTCCAGGAGGGCTACGTCGCAAAGGCGCTGATTCTGGAACAGGAAAAAAACGTCTCCGCGCTCTCGCTGACTGGCACTTCAGCGGGGGCGACCGGTACTGCGAAGCCTGCCAAGGCCCGTGCCCGGAGTGCCCGGCAAGATTGAACAGGCCATGGACGTTCGAGGGCGTGCAGGTCTGGGACCTCGTCGGGCGCCTCGGTGGCCAGCTGCGGGCAACGCAGCAGACAATCCTCGGCTGGGACATGGGAGCCGCGCTGGCAATGGCGCGGGCGCTGGGCGTGAACGGCCTCGCGGCGATGGAGATGCTGCCCGAAATCGAGGCGGTGATGGTGAAACGAGTCAACGAACGGATCGGAGGGCAGAATGAGTGAAAAGCGCGTGTTCGTGCGGCTCGCGGCCGTGGGCGGACGACAGGTCAAGGCGGAGCTGCAGGGCGTCGGGGAAGCGGGCGGCCGTGGTATGCGCCGTCTCTCGACCGAGGTCGACGCGGCCAACGCACGCCTTGCAGCCTTCACCCGGCGCGCTCGCATTTTCGCCGCCGCCGCTGGCGCTGCTGTTGCAGCAGCTGGTGTTGCCCTTGTCCGCTCCGGGCTGCAGACGGTCGATGCGCAGGCTAAGCTGGCGCAGTCCCTCGGCACGACGGTCGAAAGCCTGCAGGTCCTCGAGCGCGCGGGCGAACTTGCTGGCGTCTCCATGTCCGGGATCGAGCAGGCCACCAAGGACATGACCCGACGCCTGAGCCAAGCCGCAGCCTCTGGTGGGCCCGCTGCGGCCGCGCTGGATCGGCTGAACCTCTCGGCCGAGACGCTCATGGGCATGCCACTCGATCAGCGGATCGCTGCGGTGTCAGCGGCCATGACGGAGTTTGTTCCCGAGGCCGAGCGCGCCGCTGTGGCAGGGCAAATCTTCGGCGAGGAAGGCTCCATCGCCATGTCGCGGATCGACACCGAGACGCTGCGCCAAGCGACGCAAGACGTGCGGGACTTCGGCGTCGTCGTCTCGGAGCAGGACGCCGACCAGATCGAGCGCACGAACGACGCGATCTCGCGCCTTGGTCTGATCTGGCGCGGCATCTCGAACCAGCTGGCGGTCGCGGCCGCTCCCGCGCTCGAGGCTGTCGCGGAGGCTATGGCGGCCATGGCGCGCACCACTGGCCCGCTCGGCATGGCCATCCAAGGCCTGTTCGCGAACCTCGGTCGGTTGACGACCTACGCCGCCACCTTCGCTGCCTTCCTCGCTGGCCGCTGGGTGGCTGGGCTCGCTGTTGCGGCGCTGTCGGTGCGAGGCCTTGCCACGGGGCTGGTGATTCTGCGCGGCGCACTTATCCGGACGGGAATCGGCGCGCTGATTGTCGGCGCGGGCGAGCTCGTCTACCAGTTCACACGCCTCGTCGCGGGCGCGGGCGGCTTTGGCAACGCAATGAGCCTGCTGAAGGACGTGGCGGTGGAGGTCTGGAACCGCGTGTCGCTGAGCGCAAGCGCAGCTTGGGCGCGCGTGGAATCCGGATGGGCCTCGGCGCAGGCGGTGATCTACGACGGCCTGCAGGGCACCACGGATGCGGTGGTGGGCTGGGGCAACAGCGCGGTCGGGACGTTCCAAGGAGCGTTTGACGCGGTCAAGGCGATCTGGGGCAGTCTGCCAGCTGCTATCGGGGACTTCGTCTTCCAAGCGGCAAACGGGATGATCGGCGGCGTCGAGTCGATGCTGAACGCTGTGGTCACCCGCATCAACGCCTTCATCGAGACCCTGAACAGCGCGCTGGCGCTGCTGCCGGAGTGGGCGACGGGCGAAGGCGGTGTACGGATCGGCACGCTGAATCCTGTGGCGCTGGGCGGGATCGAGAACCCCTACGCAGGCGCGGCCGCAGCAGCTGGGAACGCGGCTGGTGAAGCCTTCAACGCCGCGATGGGTCGAACCTACGTCGACTCGCCGAACCTCTTCGGTGGCATGGCGGACGACGCGCGCGGGCGGGCCTCCGGCTATTCCGAGGCTGCGGGCATGCTCTCGGACGCGGCCTCGCGCCCTATGACCGCGTGGCAGGCGCTCAAGGACGCGGTCTCCAACACTGGCGAAGAAGGTGCTGCCGCACTCGACAGCGCTGCGGACTCCGCCGACCGATTCAACGGCGCGCTCGAGGACACCGGGGAACAGGCAGGTCGCGCGGGCGGAGCAGCGCGCCAGGCAGGCGAGGAGGCAGCCGCTGGCGCCGAAACCGCGCGCACCGGCTGGCAGAAGGTTGCGGACACGCTGGCGGAATACTACGAGCGTTCCCGCGATATCGCTGGGGATATCGGCAACGCCTTGGTGGGCGCTTTCCAGAGCGCCGAGGACGCCATTGGCAACTTCGTGAAAACCGGCAAGCTCGACTTCCGTGATCTGGTCACCTCTCTCTTGGCCGACCTCGCAAAGCTGGCCGCGCGCAAATTCATCCTCGGGCCCATCGCCAATGCCCTCGGCGGCGCGCTGGGCGGGCTCGGCGGCATCTTCGCGGGCGTCTTCCACCAGGGTGGTATGGTCGGTGGCGCTGCCTCCTCCCGCATGGTTCCGGCCATGGCCTTCGCGAACGCACCCCGGATGCACGAAGGCGGCTGGGCCGGTCTGAAATCGGACGAGGTCCCGGCAATCCTGCAGCGCGGCGAGCGCGTGCTCTCCCGGCGTGAAACGCGGGGCTACGGCGGCGGTGGCGGCGTCACGGTCAACATCAACGCGCGCGACGTCGAGAGCTTCCGGCAGAGCCGCACGCAGGTCGCGGCCGATATCGCCCGCGCGGTCTCCATGGGCCGGAGGGGCATGTAATGGCGTTTCATGAGGTTCGATTCCCGGACAACATCAGTCGGGGCGCGCGGGGCGGACCACAGCGCCGCACGCAGATCGTGGAGCTGGCGTCTGGGCGCGAAGAGCGCAACGCCTCTTGGTCCGCCTCCCGGCGCCGATACGACGTGTCCTACGGCATTCGCCGCGCCGATGACTTGCACGCGGTGGTCGAGTTCTTCGAGGCCCGTCTCGGGCGGCTCTACGGCTTCCGGTTCAAGGACTGGGCCGACTACAAGAGCAGCCTGCCCTCGCGAGCCGTCTCGGACGAGGATCAGCTGCTCGGCACCGGCACCGGCGCCTTGGCCACTTTCCAGCTGCGCAAGCGCTACGGGACCGACGAGCACTACTGGTTGCGGACGATCCAGAAGCCGGTCGAAGGCACGGTGCGCGTCGCCGTGGGCGGCGTTGAGCAGTTCTCGGGCTGGTCGGTCAACTCTACCACTGGCCTCGTCACCTTCTCGTCGCCGCCCGCGCTGGGCGCGGCCGTGACAGCTGGTTTTGAGTTCGACGTGCCGGTGCGCTTCGACTCGGACCTGATGGACGTCACGCTCGACATCGAGCGCCTCGGATCGATCACCTCGATCCCCCTTATCGAAATCCGCTGAGCGCACGCCGCTCGGTCACCAGATCGCCTGCCGCCCTCGCTGGGCAGCGGGCTTTACGCTTTTGGAGGCACCATGACGACAGACACCCTTCGCCAGGTCTTCGGCACCCTGCGCACGCCGAACGGATCGCCGTTCCCGAACAAGTCCCTGAAGTGGTTTCGGGAGCGCCGAAAGGCGGTCGCGCAGGGATCTTCGGTCGTACTCGATGATCCCTTTATCGTGACAACCGATGCGGTGGGCGAGATCGACACCGATGTGATGGCCGGAGCTTACCTCGTGCTTGCGACACTCTCGGACGCCGACCGGTATTTTCGGGTGGTTGTGCCGGATCAGGCTGGACCATTCGATATCTCAAGCCTGATCGACGGGCCTATGGTAGAGCCCGACGACCTGACCCAGTTTGAGGCGCTTGTCGCCAAGGCAAAAGCATGGGCGAACGCGCCGGAAGACAGCGTGGTCGAGAGCGGAGAGTTCTCTGCAAAGCACTACGCGGCCAAGGCCGAAGATGAGCGTCTCGGCGCGCAAACGGCCGTCGACAATGCCGTAGCAGCCGCTCTTGCGAAAGCGGAGGAGTGGGCTGAGAACCCGGAAAACGTTGAGGTCGAGGGCGGAAAATACTCAGCCAAGCACTGGTCCGCCAAGTCGGAAGAACAGCGCGTTGCTTCCGAGGCTGGACGCACCGGCTCTGAACTCGCGGCGACGAATGCAGCAGCTGCTCGCGATGCCGCTTTCGTCAACGCGAATGTGTTTCCCGACATCGCAACTGGCCGAGCGGCGGTTGCTGACGGACAGCAGTTTCAAGTCGTGACGGGCACTAAGATCATCCGCTATCGTCGGGACAGCAGCAGCACACAGACTGAGGTGGCGCGGTATCCATCGGCTGACCCGGTGCTTGCGCTATTGTCAAAAAACAATGCCTTCGCAGAATTCGTTTTCCCCGATGAGGGACTTCGTTTCGCAATTACTGACGAAAACGGCGCTGTTCTCTACATCGAGGAAAACAGCCCCCTAGGCCAGATCAAGGGAGACCCAATCTTCCTAGACGATGGGTATATCTGGGCGGTAACTGACTTTTTCGGCAACCTGCTTGGTGGAGAGCGCGCTGATTTTGGGCCTGGGCCTGAGCCAGAAGTGCTGCCGTTCGTGGACGCCGATCTGCGGGCGTCGATAGGCTTCAGCGGGAATTTCCTTGTTGCAAAGGCTGGCGGGGCAATTCTGTCGCCGTCTGTCAACGGTGCGCGGCTGCGATGGACCGACAAGATCGACACCATCTACCATCGGCGGGAAATGGCAACCGACGCGATGCCAGATGGGTTTACGCTTCTACTCGCATCGCTGATGTATGGACAATCGCTTGTCGCTGGCAGCTTTGGTCAACCTGTCAGCCGTGCGGCAGTCCGATCCGGGCGGGCATTGATGCTGAATGGTGGCACTTATCCGTTTAAATCCCCTGTTACCGTGGATGCGCGCCTGACCGATGACCGGATGCTGACGCTGGTGGACATGCGCGAGATTGGCGCAGGGGAGGTGCCAGTTACGGGTGTGGGATATTGGCTGACAGGCGCTAGCGGCATCGAGGCAGCGACAGCCGTGTTTGGCGTATCGTGCGGCAAGGGCGGGGCGACCATCGCCAATCTGGCAAATGGCACGCAGCCATTTATCAACCTGATCCTTGCTGCTGAGCGTGCGCATGGCTTCGCCAAGGTGCGAGGGGTCGAAGTCGAATTCCCTTCGATCATCTTTGACCAAGGGGAAAGCAACTATAGCACTGCTCAGTTAAGCTATAAGGCGGCGCTTCTAGATCTGCAAAGCGATCTTGAAGCCGACATCAACGCCATCACTGAAGGGGCCGACACGATCCCGCTTTTGTGTTGGCAGCCGTCATCTTGGACCGCCACCCTGTTCAACCGCACGGAGGGGCTTTCCACTCTAGCAATCATGGATGCAGCGATCACTGATCCCACCAAGGTCAAGCTGATCGGGCCGCAGTATTTCTTCCCCTATTTTGAGAGTGACGGTATCCATCTGACCGCTCTGGGATACAGGCTGGCCGGAGAATATGCGGGGCGGGCTCAAAAACTGGATCGCGACGGTGATCCAAGCGGCGCGGTTTATGCCACCGCTGCGTCGGCATCTGGCACAACCCTAACAGTGACATTCAACAGGGGCGGGCTGTCTTTGGACACCGCACTTGTCACAGATCCCGGCCAGAACGGATTGAGGGTGTTTGACCCAGTGGCCGTCACCACGGCGACACTGACAGGGATCAGCATAATAGGCGACACGTTGACGGCAACTCTATCCACAACGCTCTCTGGGGCAAATTGGGTGTTGGGCATCGCAGACATGGGAACGGCAGGCCAAGACGGCGGACCCACAACGGGGCCGCGTAGCAACATCCGCGATTCCTCAGCCGACATCGCCTCAACCGGCGACCCAATGTATAACTGGGCGTGCCATCAGCGCATCGCCATCAACGTTTAAGGAGAAATCTTATGGCTTTCGGAAACCGTATTGTTTTGGAGAACGCCGTTGCTCCGGCAGGTGCTCGGCTGATCGACATGGACGAGCTAGATCGCGCAGCGATTGCCTGTGATGGGCTGGTCAGTTTCGCCCGCGCGAAAAAACGCTCCGCTGTAAACGTAGGGTCCAACTTTCAGGACCGAATGCTACAGAACATTGCAGTTAATGGCACCGCTAAGACCTTTACCGCCGCCGACGCTTTGCTCAATAACAGGGCGACCGTACTGCAGGATGGCAATGGCGCCGTTCCATACAAGATTTCTGATCTAGCCATCCCGGCGTCATGGACCTTCGCGGCGGTCGTTCGCACGGGCGCGCTGAAGAACGGCAACCACATACTGACGGTGCACGGTTCGTCGGTGCAATATCTTGTCGCCGGATTGGTTAATGGTTCTGTGTCCATTCAATCAGTTGATGAGGCAGGACAAACAACAATCCTGCCGACAGGCGCGATGGCCTCAAACACAAGTATGTTCCTTTTCGTTAGCTATGACGCGGCGACAAAAACTCATCGCATGGGCGTCAACACTCTGTCGGGCGGTTCTTTCGTAGCAGTCAACCCCTTCCCTGAGAGCGCGGGTGGAGATGCTTTTTATCCGTTTGGTAGAGGTGATTTAAATACCAACCACTTCACTTGCCGATGGTCAATGTTCGGAGTCTGGCAGAATGCCTATGGCACGGGCGGGGACTTCGACTCGCAGTTTGCGGGCCTCTTCTCGGCAGCTACATCCTACTATGCGCTTTAAACTCCACGACGCTCGCAAGCAGGTGAACCGATGAAAGCGCTACCTGCTGGATTTTCATTGCATTTGGTCGATGGCACCACCACCCTCGCTTGGTGTTGGCGCATCACGCGTGCTGACGGGATGGTTCTTGGCTTCACCGATCACGACCGGGCCCTTTCATTCGAAGGCACCACCTTCGAACCGGAGAGTGGCCTCGTCGCGTCCGAGGTCCGCTCCGGCTCGGACCTCTCGGTCGATGCCCAAGACGCCGAGGGCGTCCTGTCCTCCGACCGGATCACCGAGACAGACATCCTCGACGGCCGCTGGGACAATGCGGCGGTCGAGGTCTGGCGCGTGAACTGGCAGGACACGTCGCAGCGGGTGCTTATGCGGCGCGGTGCAATCGGTCAGATCAGGCGCGGACGGCTGGCCTTCGTAGCCGAGGTCCGCAGCATGGCGCATGTGCTCGGCCAGACGGTCGGGCGCACCTTCCAGTCCTCCTGCGACGCGGCGCTGGGCGACACACGCTGCGGTATCAATCTCGAGGCGGCAGCTTTTAAGGGCACCGGCTCCGTGACGGACCTTCTGCGCGACCGCGCCTTCCTCGCCTCTGGCATCAGCACCTTTGCCGATGGCTGGTTCTCGAGCGGCACGGTCGAGTGGACGTCCGGGGCGAACGTCGGACGGCTGGCGGAGATCATGCTGCACGAGGTCTCGAGCGGCATCGTGACGGTGACCCTGCTCGAAGCACCGGTGCGGCCTATCACGGCGAGCGATGCCTTCGTGATCCGCGCGGGCTGCGACAAGCGCGCGGAGACATGCCGGGAGAAGTTCGCCAACGTCGTGAACTTCCGGGGCTTCCCGCACATCCCCGGCCAAGACGCCATCATCCGATACGCCACCAAGGACGGTGGGCACGAGGGCAACGTTCTATGACCACCACAACTCGACGCAGCGCGCCGCGCCCGGCTGATCCGGAAGCGGTGGTGGCGGCCGCGCGCGCTTGGCTCGGCACGCCCTACCACGACCAAGCGAGCCTCAAGGGCGTGGGCTGCGACTGCCTCGGGCTGGCCCGGGGCGTCTGGCGCGACGTGGTGGGCGCGGAGCCGGTGCCGGTGCCGCCCTACAGCCGCGACTGGGGCGAGACCGGGCGGCGCGAGGTGCTCTTCGAAGGTGCCGCGCAAGCCATGATCGGGATCCCGGTCGAGAGCGCCGGGCCCGGCGACATGATCCTTTTCCGGATGCGCCGGGGCGCCATCGCCAAGCACGTCGGGATCATCACCGCCCCTGACCGCTTCGTGCACTCCTACGACCGCCTGGGCGTGATCGAGGAACCGCTCACCGATGCCTGGCGGCGGCGCATCGCATTCGCCTTCCGTTTTCCGCGCCCCAAGCGCGTCCGCAGAAAGAACCCCTGAAACATGGCCACTCTTGTCCTCGGAGCCGTGGGTGCCGCCCTCGGCGGCTCCTTCATTTCCGGCACCTTCCTTGGGCTGACCGGCGCGGCTATCGGCGGCTTTGTCGGCTCCACTATCGGCTCGGTGGTGGACAGCTGGATCGTGTCGTCGCTGATGCCGGGGCAGCGGATGGAGGGCGCGCGGCTGGACAGCCTGCGGATCACGTCCTCGACCGAGGGCGCAATTCTGCCTCGGCTCTACGGGCGCATGCGGATGGGCGGCAACGTGATCTGGGCCACCGATTTCCGCGAGGAAACCAGCACGACCACCCAAGGCGGCGGCAAGGGCGGCGGTGGCGGCAAGGTCACCACGACGGAGTACCTTTACTTTGCCAGCTTCGCCGTCGCGATCTGCGAAGGCCCCATCAGCGGGATCGGCCGCATGTGGGCCGACGGCAAGCCCATGGACATGGAGGGCGTGGTATGGCGCTGGTATGCTGGCGACGAGGGCCAGCTGCCCGACACCTTCATCTCAGCCAAGATGGGCGCGGCGGCGACGCCTGCCTATCGTGGCACCGCCTACATCGTGTTCGAGGAACTGGCGCTCGAGAAGTTCGGCAACCGCCTGCCGCAGCTGTCCTTCGAGGTGTTTCGCCCGCTCGCCGATTCCGACACCGCCGAGGGGCTGACCAAGGCGGTGACGATCATCCCGGCTTCGGGCGAGTTCAGCTACGCCACGCAGATCGTCCGGAAGACGGTCGGAGGGACCACCTTTTTGGGGACGACGTCAGGAGGAGAAACCTTCGCGGAGAACGCGAACGCTCTGGCCAACACGGCGGACTTCGTGGTCGCGATGGACCGCCTTCAGGCGCAGGCTCCCGAGGTCGAGAGCACCTCGCTCGTCGTCGCATGGTTCGGAGACGACTTGCGCGCCGGGAACTGTAAGGTGCGCCCGGGCGTGGAGGTGGCCAGCAAGAGCACGACGCCCGCCTGGTCGGTCAACGGGGTGGCGCGCGCGAGCGCCTACCTCGTGAGCCGCGACAGCGAGAACCGCCCGGTCTACGGCGGAACGCCAAGCGACCTCTCGGTGGTGCAGGCCATTCAGGAGCTGAAGGCGCGCGGCCTGCGCGTGACCTTCTACCCCTTCATCTTGATGGACGTGCCCTCGGGCAACACGCTGCCGAACCCTTACAGCAACAACGCCGCCAGCGCTGGGCAACCAGCCTTCCCTTGGCGCGGGCGGATCACCTGCAGCCCGGCCGCGGGCTTCACAGGAACGGTCGACAAGACCGCCACGGCGGCGTCACAGGTGGCGGCGCTGTTCGGCTCGGCCACGCCCGCCAACTTCTCGGTCTCGGGAACGACCGTCACCTTCACCGGCTCCGCAGGCGAGTGGAGCCTGCGCCGGATGATCCTGCATTACGCACACCTCTGCGCGGCGGCCGGAGGCGTGGATGCGTTCATCATCGGCTCGGAGATGCGCGGCGTGACGCAGGTCCGGTCGGCGGCTGGGACCTATCCGTCAGTCCAGCAGCTGCGCGACCTTGCTGCCGCCGTCCGCTCGATCCTCGGCGCGGGCACGAAAATCAGCTACGCCGCCGACTGGTCGGAGTATTTCGGCCACCACCCGGACGATGGCAGCGGCGACGTCTACTTCCACCTCGACCCGCTCTGGGCGGACGCGAACATCAACTTCGTCGGCATCGACAACTACATGCCGCTGTCCGACTGGCGCGACGGCTTCGAGCACCTCGACGCCCAAGAGTGGCCGGTGATCTACGACCGCGGCTACCTGCAGTCCAACATCGAGGGCGGCGAAGGCTTCGACTGGTTCTACGCCAGCACCGCCGACCGGGCCGAGCAGGACCGCACCGCGATCAGTGACGGCGCGGCGGGCAAGCCGTGGGTCTTTCGCAACAAGGACCTGCGGAGCTGGTGGAGCAACCAGCACTTCAACCGGCCGGGCGGCGTCGAGAGTGGCACGCCCACCGGGTGGGTGCCGCAGTCGAAGCCCTTCTGGTTCACCGAGTTCGGGTGCCCGGCTGTCGACCGGGGCTCCAACCAGCCGAACGTGTTCTATGATCCGAAGTCCTCCGAAAGCCTCGTGCCCTACTTTTCGCGGGGCTGGCGCGACGACTCCATCCAGCGCGCCTATCTCGAGGCGACGCTCGACCATTGGGGCAAGCCCGCGAACAACCCGGTCTCGAGCGTCTACGGCGACCGCATGATCCGGATCCCGGAGTGCGCTGCCTGGACGTGGGACGCCCGCCCCTATCCGTTCTTTCCCGAGCTGCAGGACATCTGGACGGATGGGGCGAACTGGCGCCTCGGGCACTGGCTGACCGGGCGGCTGGGTGCTGTCTCGCTGCAGGCGCTGGTCCGCGCCCTCTGCCTGCGCGCCGGGATGCCCGAGGAACGCATCGACGTCAGCGGGCTCTGGGGCGCGGTCGAGGGCTATGTGATCAGCGCGCTGGAATCGCCCCGCACTTCGATCACGACGCTCGCCCGGCACTTCGGCTTCGACGCCATCGAGAGCGAAGGCATGATCCGCTTCCTGATGCGCGGCCGCGCGCCGGTCCTGACAATCAGCCCTGACGACATGGTGGCGGCGCAGAGTGAAAACGGCGAGGTACTCGAGCTTACGCGCGGGCAGGAGACCGAGCTGCCGCAAGCCCTGAAATGGCAGATGGCGCGCTCGGACGAGGACTACGACTCTGCACTGGTCGAGGCGCGCAGGATCACAGTGGAGGCGTCGCGCGTCAGCGCGGAGGCGTTCCCGATGGCCTTGCCACCGGAAGAGGCGGAGCGGCGCTGTCGCCGCGCGCTGATGGAGGCATGGGTGGGCCGCGAGAGCGCCGCCTTCCGCCTGCCGCCATCGCGGCTGGCCATCGACCCGGGCGACGTACTGCGGCTGGATCACGACCAGCGCTTGATCGAGCTGCGCGTCGTCTCGGTGGCCGACAGCGACTCGCGGGCGATGGAAACGCTCTTTCAGGACCGCGTCGTCTACGATCTGCCGCCCGGCCAGCCGCGCGCCGCCTCGCTGGCGCGCCCGGTGGTGTTCGGCGGGACGGAGGTGGTGTTCCTCGACGTGCCGCAGTTGAGCGAGCAGGAAACGGACTACCAGCCGCTGATCGCGGCCTTCGCCCGGCCATGGCCCGGGAACGTCGCGGTGTGGCGCAGCTATTCCGACGAAGGCTTCGAGGTCTTCCAGACCTTTGGCACCCGCGCGCGCCTCGGCACACTTGCCGCCGACCTCGCGGCTGGGCCTACCTCCCGCTTCGACCTGGCGAACCAGCTGGTGATCGATCTGCGCAGCGGAACGCTTGAGAGCGTGACCGACCTCGCGCTGTTCGGCGGTGCGAACGCTCTGGCGATCGAGAGCGCGCCGGGCGTCTGGGAGATCGTGCAGGGCAGCAGCGCCGAGTTGGTGGCAACGGGCCGGTACCGTCTCACCCGCCTCCTGCGCGGGCAGCGCGGGACCGAGCACGCGGTGGCCGCGAACGTCGTGGCGGGTGCCCGCGTCGTCGTGCTGGACGAGGCGGTGGCGCGGATGCCTGTGGCACAAGCCGACCTCGGCCTGCCATGGAACTGGCGCATCGGCCCGGCATCGCTGCCCTTCACGGACGACAGCTATGTCGCGGCGGCCTTCACGCCAGCTGGCGTCGGTCTGCGCCCCTTCTCGGTCGGGCACGTCGAGCAGCCGTGGCTTCGGGGCCGCACGCCGGGCGACCTGACCATCCGCTGGACGCGCCGCGACCGGTCCTTGGTCGGCGACAGCTGGGCGGCGGTCGAAGTGCCCATGTCCGAGTCGAGCGAGGCCTATGAGGTCGATATCCTCGACGGGGCAACCGTCAAGAGAACTTTGACAGTTGCCACCACAAGCGCGGTCTACACCGCTGCCCAGCAGACGGCGGATTGGGGATCCACACTGGGGCCCGGCGACACCCTCGATGTCTGCATCGCGCAGCTGTCCTCGCTCATCGGGCGCGGCGCCCTCCGAACGGTAACTCTGAACTTCTGAAGGACACCCCATGGCCGACACCTCCACGAACCTGCTGCTGCCATTCATTCTGGCGGCGCAGGCCCAGAAGCATGTCACCCACAACGAGGCCCTGCGGCTGCTCGACGGGCTCATCCAGCTCTCGGTCCTCGACCGCAACCTCGCGACGCCGCCCGGTTCGCCCGCCGAGGGCGCGCGGTACATCGTGGCCACCGGCGCGACCGGTGCCTGGTCGGGCTGGGCCGGGGACATCGCGCTCCGGTCCGACGGCGCTTGGGTTCGCCTGCCAGCCCGCACCGGCTGGGTGGTCTGGGTGCAGGATGAGGCCAAGGTGGTCGTGCGGATCGGTGCTGCCTGGACGCCGCTGGACGAGGCCATGGGCCTTCTCGCTCAGGCGGGCAGCGTCGACGTGGCGCTTGGCGCGCTGGGCGGCACCACCGGCATGGCGGTGCTTGAGCAGACGCTGTCGGGGCTCTCCGGTGCGTCGGTGACCTCCACCATCGAGATACCGGACCGCGCGATCTGCCTCGGCGTCTCAGCACGCACGGTGACGACAATCACCGGCGCGACCTCCTTCGACTGCGGGATTGCAGGCGAAACCACCAAGTTTGGCGGCTCGCTCGGCGTCGCCGCAGGAAGCACCAACGTCGGCGTGATCGGCCCGCAGGCGTTCTATGCCGACACGCCCATCGTGCTCACCGCGCAGGGCGGCAATTTCACGGGCGGCTCGGTCCGCATCGCCATCCATTACCTGACGCTGGGAGTACCGAACTGATGCGCGGGGAAATCCACATTGACGAGCAGAAAGAAGGAGCAGGCGATGATGCCGAATTGGGAAACGATACAGGCGGTCTGGCCACTGCTCCTGGGCTTGGCCGGTCTCTGGGCGAGAATTGAAGTGGCTCTCTCAAAGGCTTCCGCGCAGAGCAAACAGAACGAGCGCGAGATTGCCAAGCTCGAGGTGAAGGTCGAGGCGCAGGCCGCCTCGGCAGCACAGCAAGCCGTGCAGCTGGGTCGCATCGAGGAAAGCCTGCTCGGCATCGGCAGGACCCTCGAGCGCCTTGATCGGAAGTTCCCCGACCGCTGATTGTGCATCAGCGCACGATCAAAACTCTATCAAGAAAGTCACCACCCGCCCTCGCAGGCGGGTTTTTTTATGCCCGGAAGGAGCCCGCAATGGCCCGAGATAATTTCACCGCCTGCATGGCGGAAATCTTCGCCCACGAGGGCGGCTACGTCGATCACCCGAAGGACCCGGGCGGTGCCACGAACATGGGCATCACCATCGGGACGCTGCGCGACTGGCGCGGCGGGCCGGTGACCAAGGACGACGTCCGGAGCCTGACCAAGCGGGAGGCCGAGACCATCTACCGCGCGCGGTACTGGAACCCGGTGCGCGGCGACGATCTCCGCCAAGGCGTCGATCTTGTCGCCCTCGATCCCGCCGTGAACAGCGGCGTCAGGCGCGGCGTGCAATGGCTGCAGCGCGCGGTGGGCGCCACCGCCGACGGCAAGATGGGCCCAGCGACACTGGCTGCCGCTAACGACGCCACACCGGTCGAGGCCATCAAGCGCGCCTGCGCGGTTCGCATGGGCTTCTTGCGCGGCCTGCGCACCTGGAGCACCTTCGGGCGCGGCTGGTCGGCACGGGTGGCGCGCGTCGAGGCTGTGGCGCTGCGAATGGCCGCCGAAAGTATCGGGGCGCAGGCACGTCCTGTCCTGATTGAGGAAAAGGACCGTGCCACCCAGCAGGCGAGGCGCGAAGCACAAACCGCGAGTGGAACTGCTGCGGCAGGCGGCGGTGGTATCACCTTCGCCGACATTCCGGAGTGGGCCCTGATCGGCGGCGGGATCCTGCTGGCCCTCGCCATCATCAACATGATCGGCCGCAGGCGCCACGATCTGGCGCGGGCGGCGGCAATGCAGCAGGTCGCAGAGGAGGCCAAGCCATGATGAGTGAACTGCAACCGTTAATCCGGATTGCTCTTTATATCGGAGCAGGATATTTGGCAAAGGCAGGCTTGCCCCCCGAACTGGTCCACTTAATCAGCAATGATCCCGGCATGATCGATTTGATCGGCCAGGCGGCGGCGGGTCTGGTCGCCTTGGTCGGACTGGTCTGGTGGCGGATCGCCAAGCGGATGCGGTGGACGACGTGAACTGGGTCCTAAGCCTTCTCACCGGAGGCATCGTTGAGAAGTTTACCGAACCCCTGCTCGAGGCGCACCGCTTGCGACTGGCCGCCCAGAACGACAGCGAGCGCCTGACGGCCGAGAAGCAGATCGCCAGCCTCGAGGCGGCGCGGGCTATCGCGGTGGCCGAGCAGTCGGATCGGTGGAGCGCCACCCGCATCGGGCGGCTGCTGATCGTGGTGCCCTTCGGCGTCTGGTGGACCGCCGTCTTCGCAGTCTCGATCCTGAATCCGCTTTTTGGCTGGACGCTCACCATCGACGACATTCCCTCGCGCTTCTGGGATATCGCCACGGTCCTGATCCCCGCTGTGATCCTTGGCGATGCTGGCGCGCTCGTGGCCCGGCGCTGGTCGCGGTGAAGCCGGTGCCGGTGGTCGAGGTATCCGACGACGGCCAGAGTTTCACGATCACGCTGAACGCGTGGTCGGGGACCTACGCGATGGACGCCCTGCCGCAGCAGCTGAAGTTCTATCGGCGGCTGCGGGACAGGAAGAACGGTGCCTATGCGCAGCACTACGAGCCGACGGTGCGCGCCTTGGAGAAGTTCGAGATTACAGGCATGACGCACTAAAGTTCAGTTATTTTTCAATGCAGCAGAAATCAACGGGATTAAGATTTGATACCCAAGCGGTGAAAGATGGATTCCATCGGCAAGAAGGACACCATTTAAAGGCGCATCGCCCTCGCTCATAGCGCCGGTGGGATCAACAAAGGTACAACGAGAAACTGCGGCGCATGCATCAAAGGCCGCTTGTCTAACAGTTGCGCTTGCCCGGGGATTAATCGCTTCTCGACCGAACGTCGTGCGTGATATCGGTGGAGGGCTAACCAGCACTATCGGAATATTATTCGGAATTCTATGTAGAATTTCAGCATATCGAGTACCGATCCCATGTGTGCGGCCCTGCAGGATATCATTAGTACCGATCATAACTATCACGCCAGCAGATCTCTGAAGGGATTGATAAATTGGCAATGATTCTAGCAACTGATCTGATCGTTGCCCACCAATGCCGAAGTTTACCGAACGTGGAACGATTGCTGCAGTTATGAGCGCCTGGATATTAGAGTCGCCAAGAAAAACCGTCGCCCCTTCTGGTACACTACTGTCCATTTGGCGGTGAACTTCACGTGCCGCAAAGATGCTCTCTTGTTCAGCTGCTTCGACAACTCCTAAGCGGATAAGGATCCGCTCCACAACATCCGTTTTTAAGACTGCAATTGCGGAAAAAACATGTAGAAAAGCAATGTACGCCACAAATACCCAGATCACTAACTTGCGCATCGCTTTCCCTTATCCGAAGCAGAACAATCGTGCCTGACACGACCCCAACGGTTATAGTATTGTCAAGCGGCTATCTGGATTTGGGCCAGCCGCTCGGGCCCCATCTGGCGCGCAAGCGCGGCGATCTCGTCGAAGAACTCCGAAAGCATTTCGTTGAGCGTCGAGCCAATCGCGAAAGCGAGCGTCTCCATGTGCAACGAATTCAGCTCAGGCGCACGCTTCGCAAGTGTCTGCTGGTAGATCGTCATCGCCGCTTGGTTTGCCATGTTCATTCCCTCCTGTGCTGTGTCGTCCGCGTCGCAGGGCTGCGTCGCGGACTGTAAGCACCATCGCTCTGCTCGCGCTTACAGTGTAGAGAAATCAGAGCAATTTCCTAGTTTTATGATCGCGGCGCGGCTGGCCAAGTACCCACGCCTCTCCGCGCCTCGGAGCCTCCGCACAACTGACGCACCCTGCCGGGCATGAACATGTCCTTTCGATATTTGAGCGTCTGCAGCGGCATCGAGGCCGCCAGCGTCGCATGGGAGCCGCTCGGCTGGCGCCCCGTCGCTTTCAGCGAGATCGAGCCGTTCCCATCGGCGGTTCTCGCCCATCATTACCCAAGCGTCCCGAACTGGGGCGACATGACCCGTTTTAAGGAATGGCCGGATGCAGCTGTCGATCTTCTCATTGGTGGAACCCCCTGCCAGTCCTTCAGCGTCGCCGGGCTTCGAAAAGGACTGGACGATCCGCGCGGCAACTTGGCCCTCGTCTATCTGGGACTGGTTGACCGCTACCGGCCCAAGTGGGTGGTTTGGGAGAACGTCCCCGGCGTCCTGTCGTCGAGCGGCGGACGGGACCTTGGTGCCTTCCTCGGGGGCTTGGGCGAACTCGGGTATGGGTGGGCCTACCGAGTGCTGGACGCTCAGTACATCCGAACACGCCGCTTTTCCGGTGCCGTTCCCCAGCGGCGACGCCGTGTGTTCGTTGTCGGATATCTTGGAGACTGGCGACCTCCCGCCGCGGTACTTTTTGAGCCCGAAAGCCTGCGCGGGCATCCTCCGCCGCGCCGAGAACCGGGGCAAGGCGCTGCCCACGATGTTGCAGGGAGCCTTGTCAGCAGTGGTCGCGGAGTCGCCAACTGTGGAGAAACCAGAGGACAAGACCCCGTCGTCGGATTGATCCGGCAGGGCTTTGGTGGCGGCAACACCTCCGGACCAATCGACGTCGCTGCCTGCCTGACCGCCAAAGGGCAGCGCATCGATTTCGAGGTCGAAACATTTGTGGCGCATACATTGCGAGGTGAGGGCTTTGACGCGAGCGATGCCGGAGGGACCGCACGATACCGCAAACATTCGCGCTGCCTCTCATGGATCGAGCCGGTCTTACATTGCCACGCGCTGGGCAGTTCGTCGCCTGGCCCCGCTCGAGTGCGAGCGCCTGCAGGGATTTCCTGATGGTTACACGGACGTGCCCTACCGGAAGCGCAACTGGACCGCTGACGGGCCGAGATACAAGGCACTGGGCAACAGCATGGCTGTGAATGCCATGGAGTGGATCGGGCTTCGCATCAATCTGGTTAACGGTCTGCTCTGAACCCGTTCGAATTTCTCTCAGCAAGCTCCTCGGTTAATTCCGGGGGGCTTTTTTTCGTTTGGAAACAATGTGTGGCGAGTTTTGGTGCGTGGTCCGGTCAATATCTTGAGTCACGCCAGAGTCAAAACAAAACGACTAAAGCCCGACTGTTTAGGTCGGGCTTTAAGTGTTTGATTAAGCGTTGTTTTTTGGTTGCGGGAGTAGGATTTGAACCTACGACCTTCAGGTTATGAGCCTGACGAGCTACCGGGCTGCTCCATCCCGCGCCACTTGGCGCCTCATTTTGTTTATGAGGCGATATCGT